TTGCGCCGCCGCCTGCAAGTTTAGCTTTGAAGTCATTTATGTTTGCCATTTTATTTTCTCCTTAGCCTTTCTTAACCTGCAACTTCATCAAAACTGACACCAGTTCTGGTTGCGATAAATTGTAAAGTAATGAAGTTAATGCTTCTAGCAGGTTTCACAAAGATTTCTGCTATGAATTCATTTCTATCAATTACTTCACCTGTGTTATTAGTTTCATCACATACTACTAAAAAGTCTGTGATACCTCTTCGACCTTGTACTTCTCTTAAAAAAGGTTCTACAATGTTTCTAAAGTTTGCTCTTGTAAATTCATCATTGAATTCAAACAATTGAAATTTAGAAGCAGTTGATATTGCCTTCTCTAAAGTGATAAACAATCTTCTAACATTGATTCTATCAAATGCTGAAGGTGCTGTTAATCCAGTTTTATCTCCGAATAATACCGTGCCTTGTCCTGGGAAAGTTGCCACAGGATTTACTCTAGCTCTGTATAATTCATCTCTTTGAGTTTTAGTTGGATTGAAAGCAAGTTTTACTGCGCCTCTAACTATACCTCTGTTGAAACCAGCTGGTGAAAACCAACTATCTGCAACAAGGTCAGTTCTAGCCGCTAGACCTGCCATATCACCATTTAACGGTACAAATCTGTACATGTCATTATATCTGTCGTATTGGTATTTGTAACCACTATCGAAAACAACATAAGAAGATGAACGAATACCATTAAAGAATGCTATTACATTATCTTTAGCTGCGTTGTCGTCTGCAACATTAACAACATCACTTCTCTCTGGAGAAGCAAATACAACTGCGTCTTTTCTATTTTCTGCAACCGTAATTAAGTTATCAATGTGTGTAGCGTTACCATCACCTGCCATGATTAGACCTACATCAACAGTTTCAGCGTCTTGAAATTTCTGATAAGCAGTTAATTTCTGAGCTACTGTAGCTGCTGTTCCGTCTGCACCACTTTGAAGTGATACATTACTCACTGCTGTAACTGCCGTAAAAGTTGTACCTGATACTGCACTACCCCAGTTTGAACCTGATGAGTTGTGGTCCATCCAGTAAATGTAATTTGATTGATTATAAATTACATCTGGATAGTAGTTTGTGTCGCCTTGAGGTGTTTTTGCGTCTGAACCTTTTGATACAGCAGAGTATGTTTCTAAAACATCACCTTTTGTACCAGAGATTCCACCATCTTCGTCTATTACTGCTATATGAAGTTCGTCACCTGAACCACCTCTTGCAGCTGCAAATGGTGAAGTTCCTGGTGCTTTATCAAATAAATCGTAATGTCTCCATCTTCGTCTTACAGCTGCACCATTAGTTGGTACTGCATGAAGGCCTGAAGAATCTGAAGTTCCGAAATGTTGAGGCTCGTCTTTTCTTACTATGTTTAAGTCATTAGTTGCTACACTAATAACTCTGTACTCGTACTGGTCACCAAAGTTTACTATGTCGCCTGCTGTAATTCCTGTTGCTGAAGTAACCGTAACTACCGTATCTCCGACTGCCATACCGGCGTCATTTACAGTTGTCTTGTTTACTTCTTCGTAAGCAGTAGCAGATGGACATGAGGAAATCTGTAAAGAATTTCCAAATGCGCCAGCTGTTCTAGCCGCCCACAAACCAACAGAAGCAGAACCATCAGCATGGTTATTTTGGTAATCAGTAGTATTTTTTATTACAAATGTACTACCTGATTCAGTAGCATTTGATACAGATGAATTCTGTACACGGACAACTCTTAAAGAATTAGAGTATTGCAAAAAGTTAGCGGCAGTAAAAAATCCTTCAAAAGTTGAAGAATTTGGTTTACCAAATTTACTAACAAGTTCTTGCTCACTTGATATACTAGTTACTTCGTCTATTGGTCCTTGTGTAGATTGTATTGCTACAGCACCGATAGAAGTCGAAACAGCTGGTATAATTCTTGTAAGGTCTTTTTCCTGTACGAGAACACCTGGTGATACTTGAAATGCCATTAGGTTTTCTCCTTTTAATTAGCTAATTATCTTTTAATTTGTTCAAAAATCGTATTATTCATACGCCCATATTCAAATTTCAACCTTACTGATATTTATAAGATACGCAAACTTGACTATTCGCCTTTACGAGTTACTGGATGCCATACATCTCCATATTCATCCACCGTTACTTTTTCGTGGTCTGGTATTCCGTCATCTACAAATCCAAAAGGCGCCATATCTTGCTCAATTAAGTGTTGTTGTTCGTCATATAACATCTGTCTTGCGTTTGTATCCGTCATCTCTTTAAAGAATGGTTGATTAGACAACCAACCAAATATAACTAAACACATCATTAAATCGTCTGTATTTCCGTCTTCAGCCTGCCAACTTTGACCTCTTCTAACAAAGGTTGACATTTCTTCAACTATGTTAAAATCATTTACTTGTATTTTATCTGACTCAATTAATGTTTTAATATTAGCACAACCTATTTTTTTAATTTGTTTAGTCATCTTAACACCAAAGCCTGCACCTCTACCACTAAATCCGGCACCAAGTATTTGACCTGCACGACCTCTATTTGTTGTCATTAATAAGTTGTCATATTCTAATTCAAACTGCAAAGCTTCTGCTATTTGTTGACCCAAATCATTTGTTTCTACTAATACATGTGCATGATTATAAGCTTTCGCAACTTGGTCAATTGTGTGAGGAAATAATAAAGGTTTAATATCATTGTTTCTATATTTGGCCACAATGTTAAAAGGAAATTGTGAAACATCTGTAACAATAAATGCTGAGTAATCTTTTAATACACCTCTAGCCACATCAACCGTAATAGTATATGTTTTTCCTTTTACAGGATCCTCATAAACATCTAAACCTGCATTTGATGTTTTTGGTTTTTTAAACACCATATTTTTTATTTTTGCTGGACTTATAAGTGTATTGACCGAACCTAAAAACTCACACTCAAACTCTTGTTGAAATTGCTCAGGTGATGTATTTCTAATTGTTCTTTCTTTCCAATCCTCATCTCTACCTGGTACCTCTGACCAATGTACTTCAATCGGTACATAATCATTTCTACCATTTTCTGCGTCTGACCATAGTTTATAAAATTGATTCATACCATAAGGTGTTGATACAATAATCATCTTTGTTTTTTGTCCAGAGGAGATTGTAGGATATACAGAGCTAAAAAACATCTCTGCTATATTTGCTGGTACGAAAGCAAACTCATCAAGAAAAATTATATTATAAGAACCACCTCGAATAGCACTTGAAGATGTAGCAGCCGCAACTATTTGAGATTTATTTTCTAATTCTATATTACCTTTGTTCCAGTTTATAACACCTTGTTGTAACCATTTTGGTAAATTCTCATATGCTAATTGTACTCTACTTAAAATATCTCTAGCAGTAGATGATTTGTTTGCTAGAATAGCGATATTAGAATTAGGATTAAATAAGGCATAATGTAATAGATATGATACCGTAGTGGTAGACTTACCCGATTGTCTAGGTAATTTGCAAATTGTGAAACGATTGTCATGTATTGTCCTAACTATATGTTTTTGAAAATCATACATCTTAAAAGGGACAAGACCCTCGTCAAGACTTACAATTTTCATGTAAGTTTCCATAAAGTATAATGGGTCTTCATTACACTTTTGATATTCTATAATTTGTTCTTTTGTAAACTCAACAGGAGTGTTTACTTTTTTTAAATTAGGATTACCTAGATAATTGTCAGTCATTTATAATAACTCCTTCTATATGTGTATAACCTAATTTTAAAGCGGCTTGCACTCTTTGACTACCTCGCCAGACAGAAAATGTTTTTTCTGCATAAGGAACACCACCAACACCTATTCTAGGTGTTAATGAATATGTATGTTTTTTAACTTCTATGGGGTTTAACATCTCTTGGCCTTCTAACAATTCAGGCAAAGGTGTCATGGACTTTATATAATGGATTTTATTAATTTCAACTACAATTTTTTTACTACCAGATTTTGCTTTTAATAATTTCATTTGTCATAATCCACATTAATATAATTGAACCAACCAGTAGCAATCATCTTTTCTTTTGTATTAGAAACAATACCTCTATGAGTATGTGTCCAATCAGCAGGCCATATTAAAGTTAATCCTTTTTTAGCTGGCACCATATAGTTTTGATAATAAAACTCTGTACCACCATCTTCAACATCATTTAAATAAGTCATAAAAACTAATACTCTTGAAGTTGTATTACCTTTTGCGGCTCTTTCAAAATGCCATTCTTTATAACCACCACCTGGTTTATATTTTTGAATATTAAATCCGAATTTTAAACCAAACATATCACACTTTTTTACAAAGATATATTTCTCTGCATATGCATTGATACATTGATTTAAAAAATGAATATAAGAGTGTAATCTAGTATCTTTTTGCCAGTCTTTAGGATGATTTGTTACTTCTAATGAATCTTTTCTATTTCTGTCAATTAATAATTTGTTTTTGGTACCGTCCCATATAGCACCCTCATTTTTATTATTATTTGTATTATAACACTCAATTAAATTATTAACAATTTCATCTGAAGCGTACCAACCATCAATAAAAGTTCCTTCAAGAGCATTAAAGTTTTTTAGTTGATTTTCCATCTATATTTTTTTCACCATCTATAATTTCATCTTCTTTTTTTCTATTTAACATTTTCTGTAATTCATTTGTAGAACCTACAAACAAAGCATTTTTAATTTGTGTATTAGCTGACTTTGGTAATTCTTTTAAATCTTTTAATTTTTTTTGTAAGTCTTGTAGTTTATCTACCGTTTGTGCAACTTGACCAATTAATTGACCTGCAACTTCATATGCTCTAGGGTGTTGGCCTTCTTTTGCAATATCTAATATACCCTCTATGGCCTCATTACCTTTATCTATTAGATTGTAATAATTATCTCTACTATGAGCATAATCATTATCAACATCTGATTTATTTTCATCAATTTTTTTAGGAACAGGAGCTGGTTGTTCAAAGTCTGTTATTGCAACTTCAGCTTTTTTTTCTATGCCTAAAATGTCATTTACATTATCTTCCAATTTACTCATCTGTATCACTCACCGGATTATATCTTTTACCATCTGTAAAAGTTGATATTGTTGTTGTAAATCCAAAATCATCATCTGCGTCAGCAGTTGTTGGATTAGGTGTAATTACAATTCTTTCTTCTCTTGTTAATGGCGTATCTGTATCTGCGCCAAGGTCTGATTGTACCGTTTTTATTATACCTTGATTACTCATAGGTCCATATAGATATGTTTTAGCAGTAAAACTTAAAGTATATATAACAGCTCTTCTTGTTGTAAAATCGCCGCTATATGTGTCTTCATAATTTACACTATTTAAAATAATTGGTATATCTCTTTTTATACTTAACTCTGGTACAACATTCATTGTTACCGTATATTCTGGTTGAAAGAAAGGTA